TTTTCCCACACCCGCACGCAGTCCGTCCGATTCATGAGCCATTCAATGGGGGACTCGTCTTTTGAATCCCCCCCGTCAATGAAACCGTAGTCCGTTGCCGCAGCAAGGGCCGACGGGTACTCGGCCCATTCACAGCAAATGGCGATGGGATCAAGTTCTAGCTCGGTGTCGGTGTCTTCCTCCCAACGTTCAAGGTATTCGAAAAGTGCGTAAAGTGCGGTGCGGCTGAATTGGGATTCCCGGCCGCATGCGCGGAAGGAATCAACGAAGGTATACTGTGTTATTATGGTTTTCATGATGTTTGAATCGGGCAACGATTGCCCGCCAGATGCTGCCGGTTTCCCGACAGCACCGGACGGGGAATCAATGCGCGTCAATCGCTCGCCCCTGACGGGCAAGGTCGAAACAATCAAACCGTTTGAACAAGTCCTTGAACCGATCCCATTGCCACTCGGACGGAGGACGAACCGGTTCGAGTTCCCCGGACTCGGACACCGCGCAAAGGACTGGAGTGATTCGAATCGAAGAAATCAAAGCCTGAGATTCGACGTTGAACGCGAAGTCAGGACACCAGTGTCCGAGTGGTCCGCCGATGGTTCCCATGGTGTTTGAGGTGTCGAATCCTGCGCCGATTGAATCTAGGAAGCGAAAAGTGGTTTGACGATCGAAAAGCCCGGACATTTGAACGTCTGAGATGCAAGCCCAGAAAGCTTCGCCTCCGAACTTCTCTTTGAGCTTGCGGCAGATCTGAAAGCGCGTCTCGCCTCGGGCATCATCCAGACGATCTAGGATTTCGCGGGAAAGCGAACCTTCGCGGGCTAGATAGGAATATTCGGAGTCGAATGGTTCCGAGGGTTCAACTTCGCCGCCCGGCCAATGGCGGATAACATCGGAAAGAGTGGTTTCGCACGGCCACCATTCGGACAAATCGGGATGTTCACCTGAGAAGCTGGCGACGATTGAAAAGCCGAGGCGGTATTTCAAAGGACACCTCCGACGAGAAGTTCCGCAACGCAGAACGCAAGGGCACCAAGGACGAGAGCCGCAAGCGCAAGAAACGCTACGGCTTGGAATAGGTTTTTGAGGGATTTCATTTTGTAGGCTGGCCACAATGGCCAGAATGGAACCTTCCCAACGGGAAGGCTCTATCTGGTCACAGCGGGGTGATTCGTGCCGCAACGCATAGTTGATGATCATGCGTTCCGGTGTCGTGATCGTAATGGTAGTAAATCAGCCAATCTCCGGGTGGAAGTCCGTCGTTTTCTTTGAAACGCACGAACAACATACACCAGCAATCGGTGTCGTCGCCTGACAGGATTTCATGGCCACCGTGATGGGATGAGGTAACTCCCGGAACCCAGTCGGGTGTCGGGCTAATGGTTGCAATGGGAACGAAAGTTCCGGGACGAACCCATCCTACGTTCGTGAATGAGGCGAACGGGTGTTCCGTCGTTTCGGTCGTTACTGGTGTTTGAAATGTCATGGAGTCACCTATTTATAACCCTTCTCTACTCGGTACAACTAAATCTGAGAAAATGTGGCCAAGTGGCCTTTTCTAGGGGTGAAGTGCTGGCCATGGCCAAGGGTAAGACAAAGGAAGTCCAAGCGGATAAGACAGTCAATGTCCAAGGGGGAAATGGGGGGAAAGGGAAGGTGGGGAGGCCACTGAAAGTGCTTTCGACTGAGACCACAAAAAAAGCCATTGAAGCAGCAAAGCTTGGAATCCCATTGGACCGAATAGCTATTGGTTGCGGTTATTGGAACAACGGAAGTGGTTGGCAAGCTTATCTGGTTAGAAACCCAAAGTTTGCCAGTGAGCTAGAACAAGCCCGGTTCGAAGGCGAGCTAGAACTCACTAGCGTAGTGCGTCAATGCGGCAATGGCTGGCAAGGTTCCGCATGGTTACTCGAACGTACTCGAGGCTACGTAGCCCGCGCATCGCTCGAGCACACTGGCAAAGGTGGTAAGGAGTTAAGCGTTAGCGGTAATCTACTAGGTGCATTCGGCGGGCAGAAGTAATACAATAGCTATGGTAATAGCGGTACTACAATAGCGGCTATGGTAATAGGACAACGGGGGCGGGGGACCACCCAGGAGGGGGGTGGCTGTTACCTATACCCCCCATCCGCACCCAACCCAAATTTATGAGTGTCAAGCAAATTAAACGCAAGAAATCCCCTTCACTAGGAATGGGGTCGCATATCCCTGCTTGGAAGCAGCGTAAGCTCCTGGAGGAGGCACAACATTTGGCCAACTTCCCTAAGATGATGCTAGGGCTTCGCGATGTGTACCCGTGGCAGGAGAAGGTGCTGGGAGCGTTGAACGAGAAGCATTCCAAGGTAGCTCTTAAGGCTGCGAATGGTTCGGGCAAGACGAGCATGGTGGCGGCGAGCGCGGTGGTCTGGCACATGCTTCGCTGGCCTGGGAGCCTTGTGGTGTGTACGGCTGGTGTGTACCGACAGGTGGCCGATGCTCTATGGCCGCACTTGCGGAAGATGATCAATGGATTGGGAGGCGAGGAGAATGGATTCTCGATCAAGGATGGCGAGATCCGGTATGTGTACCCAAAGAAGGTGGATGGCCAAGAGCTGGTGAGTAGGTGCATAGGGTTCAGTGCCAGTAACCCTGAGAAGGCGGAGGGCTGGCATGTGCAGGGTCCGAGCAATGATTTGCTGTATATTGTGGATGAGGCGAAGGCGGTGCCGGACGGGATCTTCCAGTCGATGGAACGGTGCCAGCCAACGAGAACGCTGCTGATGAGTAGCCCTGGTGGGAGCAGCGGCTATTTCTACGATGTGTTCCGGCGCAATGACGGGAAGTGGAATACGTTCACGGTGACGGCTTTTGATTGTCCGCATATCCGGAAGGAGTGGATTGATGATCAGTTCGCCAGATGGGGCGAGGGGCATCCGCTGGTGAGATCGATGATCTATGCGGAGTTCATGGAGGACGATGGGAGTTTGACGGCGGTGAAGACGATCGATTGGCAGAGGGTGGTTAGTGGCCCACCTAAAGAGGATACGGAGGGTCAGCCATTGACCGCGGGCTGTGATTTCTCAGCCGGCGGCGATGAGAGTGTGCTGGTGATTCGCCAGGGTAATACGGTTAAGGGGCTGGTGCGGTGGAGGGATAAGGACACGATGGCCAGTGTGGGTAGGTTCATAGCGGAGTTCCGCAAATGGAATCTGAAGGCTGCGGATATCTATGCGGATGTGGGCGGCATGGGGGTGGTGATGTGTGATGCGCTCCGCTCTGAGGGTTGGGATGTGCGGCGGGTGAACTTCGGGGAGCGGGCCATTCGGGATGATCAGTTCGTGAATAGGGCGGCGGAGATGTGGATTGAGTTCGGGCGGATGGTGGAGGAAGCGAAGGTGAATCTTGGGCCGGTGGGAACGGACGAGATTCTGTTGCAGCAGTTCGTGAGCAGGAAGGTGCGGACTAATGGCAAGGGGAAGCTGACGCTGGAGGGTAAGGACGAGTTACGGTCCCGCGGGGTGAACAGTCCGGATCGGGCGGATGCTATGGTGCTGGCGTTTTGCGGTGGTGGCGGGAAGCGGATGGATGAGTACCTGAAAGCGTTGGGCGAGGATGGAAGGAGCTTGCTTGAAAGGATGGAGGATGAGATAGGTCCGGTGGAGGAAACTGGGTCTCCGCTTGCTGGATGCGAGGTTGGCGGGTAGGAAGAGGGGTATACATTTATGATGAGCGACAAACAGCGGAATTCGTTGCAGGGCCAGATTGTTGAGGCTGTTGCCCAGCGAAGCCCGTGGGAGATAAGGCAGACGCGGTGGTATGAGTTACGCCATCACGGGTTGCGACGTACCAATAAGCCCTGGCCCAAGGCCGCGGATCTGCATTGGCCGCTCATTGATACGGCGATCGAGAAGCTCAAGCCGCTGTTCCTCCAGCAGGCGTTGGGCATGGATGTTGTGGCCAGCTTTGTTCCGATGCGCCAGCAGTTGAATGCGTATACGAAGGTGGCTGAGGACTGGTTCAACTATAAGATTCGGGACAAGACCAACTTCACGGATGAAGTCTTGAGCTGGGTGGATTACACGCTGATGAGCGGGCGCGGGGTGATCAAGTGCTTCTGGAACCCCGGTGATAAGCGGGTGGGGTTTGAGGCGATTGACCCGATGTATTTCATTGTGCCGGCATACACCGTGGATTTGCAGGATGCAGATTGGGCTGTGCATGTGATGCCGATGAGTGTGGGGGCGTACAAGCGGATGGCTGGGCAGTTCGGGTGGAAGAGCGATTCCAAGACGATCGAGAAGATTCGGGGTAATCCGCAGCAGGACGATAACGTCCCGGGGGCAGCGACCGAGGAAGACGCAAAGCAACTTCGCGAGGGTATCACTTACACGAGCAATACCGATGGGGTGATTGTGTGGGAGGTGTACAAGAAGCGGGATGACGGGGTGTGGGAGGTTTACCTGTATAGCCCCGCGGCAGTGGATCTCGATCTGCGGGATCCGATGGAGTTGCCATATGATCATGGCCAATGTCCCTTCGTGGACTTCCCGTATGAGATCAAGGACAAGGGATGGTTCAGCCCGCGGGGCGTGTGCGAGATCTTGGCTCCGTTCGAGCTATCCATGACCTCGATGTGGAACCACAAACATGATGCGATGACGCTGTATAATCGCCCGCTATTCCGAGCGGAACGAGAGCTGCCGAACAGTATCAACTTGCGGTTCTCGCCCGGGCAAATCTTGCCGTATGGCGTGGCCCCGGTCCAGATGCCGCAGCCCCCGGTGAGCTTTGATCAGGAGCTGAACCAGACTCGGGCGGTCGCGGAGAACCGGATCGGTAGTCCGGATTACGCGATGGGCAGTGTGATGAGCGGGGGCAGTGACCGGCGGACGGCGACCGAGATCCAGAGTATCAATGCTCAGGCGATGCAGAGTGGGGATCTGCGGGCGCGACTATTCCGCATGGCACTAGGCAAGATGTACCGGCAAGCTTGGGGACTTTATGTTCAGTATGATTCCAAGAGTTTACGATATCGATTTGCCGAGGACTCGCTGGATGCGGATCCGGTGGCATTGCACGATCAATATGAGCTGGAACCGAAGGGCGGTATGGACATGGTCAGCCGGCAGATGATGGTTCAGCAGGCCATTAACCGTAAGCAACTGTTCCAGAACAGCCCCTGGGTCGATCAGGTGGAGCTGGATAAGAGCATCATGGAGCTGGATGACCCGAGCCTGATCAAAAAACTGATACGGGATCCAGGTCAGAAGCAGCAGGATGAGCTTGAGGACGAGACCAAGACGATCCCGACACTGCTAATCGGCATCCCGGTACCGGCTAAACCGGGTCAGAACTTCGCGGGCCGTATCGGTGTGCTGATGCAGTACCTGAATGGGGCGATCCAGCAGGGTCAGCAGTTCAGTCCGGCCTCCAAGAATGCGTTTATGGTGCGTATTGACAGCCTGTTGCAGGGGTACGAGCAGGTGGCGACCAATGAAGCGCGGAAATTGCGGGCTGAGATCCAGAAGTTCCTGACCAGCAGCGGTTTGTTGCAGCAGCAGCAGCCCCAAATGCCAATGCCGCCCGCCGTACCGGAGCCGCAGATGGCCCAGCCTCCCGTTCAATAAGCTATGACCTGCAAAGATTGCCGATATCGAGCCTCCGACAAGACCTGCCGGCGGTTTCCGCCTACCAGTAGGCCAACTTGCTGGCCCACTGTGCTGGATTTCGATTGGTGCGGAGAATTTTACGCTATGACCGCTATTATTGTGGAGCCTCAGCCCGTTTTGACCTCGATTCCGGTGCAATCCCAGCCCCAAGCTCCGTTAATGGAGCAGCTTGAGGAGGGTGTGGCACCGAAGATCAGGTTTCAGAAGGCTAAGAGGCAGGAGAACATCAAGGAGTTGCAGGATTCACCGCTATTCCAATCTTGATATGGCCGAGTACCAATGATCTCACTCATTTCACGAGTCCGCGCCGCATGGGCTTTTGGCCGGCATCAATGCTGGGTCGATGCGCTTCCTTGGAACAGGGATGACGCGACCACCCTCAATAACTTTTTCAAGAGCGAGACCGGAAAAAAGTTCAAGGACGCTCTCCTGAACACTGTTCTTATGCAGAACGCTTCTGCAATTACGGACAGAAACCATTTGCAATATTCCTCTGGATTTGCAATGGGTCAGGCCAGTCTTGTGAAGGTTATCGAGATGATGGCCGACCAGGAATCAATTACGGGGCAGGAAGATGATCCAGATTCTGCCACGAACACATAGGATCAAAGTTGCGGTTGCTGCGTCTGTGCGGACCAGCAAACGAATAGAAGCACAATATGTCAGATGAAACAATGAGTGCCGATGCGATGCTCGCTTTGGCCAATGATCACGATGCTGGTGTCGATATCGACAGCCAACCACGGGAGACGACTCAAAATAAAAACGAGTCAGCTTCGGTTGAGCAAGATTCCTCCAATGAGGGGAGTGCCAGTAAAGAGAACAATGACCGCGAGCAAGAGGATGTAGGCACGAGCAGTAAGTCAGAGAACGATTCCAAGGCCAAGCAGAAGGACGAAAAGCCAAAGGATCAGAAGAGCAAATTCGCCCAGGATCAGAATCGAAAGACCAAGACCTGGGAACAAATCAACGCTGAGAAGGAGGCCATCAGGGCCGAGCGCGAGGCGGTGAGGCGTGAACGGGAAGAATGGAGCAAGCAACGGGAGCAATCCAGTGTTGCTGATACCAACTCTTTTCGGGACGAGAAGGGTTACACTGCGGAGGATTACGAGGCTGCGGCCAAGGAATTCGATGCGGATGGTGACTCTCAGTTGGCCAAAGCAGCGCGAGCTAAGGCTGATGGCGTCCGTAAAAGCGTGAGTGTGAAGCAGCAGCAAGTTCAGCAGGAACGCTTTACAAAGACCTGGGCAGATAATTTCAACAAGTTGTCCGAGAAGGAGACTTGGCTGAAGGATCAGTCCACGCCGGAGTACAAGCGAACGGTTGAGTTGTTGCAGCGCATTCCGATTTTAACAACGCTGCCGAATGGGTTGGCCCATGCGGTAGAATTGATGAAGCTCCAAGATACTGCGGGTCGATTTCAGTCTGTAGAAGCCGAGAATAAGTCTCTGAAAGAACAGCTCAATAAGCTCCAGCAGAAGACCGCCATTGGTAAAAGCGTTCCGGCAGGACAACTCAAGACCGAGGAGAAAGATTTCTCACGGTTATCCATGAAGGAGCAAAGGGATGCGCTCATGCGAGCGACACGAGAGTTCGACCGGGAAAGCAACCAATAGCACAACCACAACTAAAATATGGCAGGCATTACTACTTCAACCACGCTAACCAGTCAGTTCCAGAACTTCTTCAGCAAGGAGCTGCTCTCGATCGTCCAACAGGAGACGATTCTTGATCAGTTCTCTATGAAGGCTCCGATCCCTAAGAACAATGGTAACAAGGCCATCACGATGTTCCGCTTCGGTGCGCCGAGCGTCGCTGGTGTCCAGACCATCAGTTCTGAAGGTACTCCTATCAGCTCCGGTAACTACCGTTCTCTGGTTCTGAACAGCCTCAGCAAGAGCCTCGCTCAATACGGTCAGGTGATCGGTTTGACCGACATCCTCCGCGCTACGGACCTGTTCAACTCGCTCCAGCAGGCCACCAAGACTTCCGGTCTGGACATGGCCCTCTGGGTTGACTCGGTCATTCGTAACACCCTGATCGGATCTAACCTCACTGCGAGCGGTTCTTCTATCGGTTCCGCCGCTGAAGGTGCTGGTACGTTCGATAACTCGGATGCTTGTAACACTGTTGCAAGTTCCGGTGGTATCAAGGTGTACGGTAACCCCGCTACGCTGACCACTCAGACGTTCTCTGCGTTGAACAGCGATACGACTGCCGCTAACACCACGATGACCGCTTCGGCTGTCCTGGATTCAATGACCCGCCTGAAGCGTAACCGCGCTCCGATGATCAATGGCGGCTACGTCCTTGCGACTGATCCTCGTGTTACCCGTGATTTGATGCGCGATACCGATTGGTTGAACGCCTCCAACTACGGCAACAAGGGTACCCCGTTCTACAAGGGCGAGGTGGGTTCCATCTACGGTTGCCGCGTTGTCACCCAGACCAACTCGTTTGTCAGCACCGGCTCCGGTACTGCGGCTGACGAGTTCATCTATCAGGCCACTGCCGCGGGTGGCGGTCTGGCGGTCAGCAAGGACATCATCGCCTCGTTCTTCTTTGGTAACGAGTCCTTTGGTATCCCTGCCTTGACCGGTGATGATCCGTTGTCCCCGAAGATTGTGATCACCGATACCCCCGACAAGAGCGATCCGTTGAACCAGCTCGTCACCGTTGGTGTGAAGCTGTACTTCGCCGCTCTGCGATTGGCCGCTGGTAACACTGGTTCCACTGCCAATCCTACTTGGTACCTGGTGCATCGTACTAAGACCTCTACCACGCTGTAATATGCGACCCAAGACGGCCACCATCATGGTGATTGCCGTCAGCCCAAAGGGGCATCATCGAGCAATCGGTGGTGCCCCTTCTCATTCCGCTTGCGGATGTGAGGAAGCTGACAACAATGCGCCAATGATTGCGATTCCAGTCGAGGCTCTTTCCACTGATACGGAAGATGGCCAACAGGCTTCTCCCGAGGTTGGTGATGAAGTGGTCCTACAGGAAGTTCGGGGCGTTCTCAAGAAGCTCGAAAATGGTGAGGCTTACGTTGAGATCAAAAGCGTGAACGGCATGCCCGCTGAGTACGAAGAAAAGAGCATGGACAAGGAAGGCCCCATGGACGAAGAAGGTATGCGTAACATGGTTGCCGAGTACGACAGCGAAATGGAGTCCTAACATGCCCATCTACACCTTCGAGAACAAAGGCAAGTCCGTGGAGCAAATCGCTCCAATGGGAACCGATTCTCTTGTTATCAAGGGTGAACGCTGGACGAGACAGCCGGTAGCCCGCTTCGGGGTTACCGGTTTCGCTCGCGAAGCCGAACTCAAGGACAAGGTAAAGCAGGGCTTTAGCCGGATGGAAGACCGGCAGGGAACCCGCTTTGAAAGCACTTTCAGCAAGAATCAAATTCGCAAGATCTGGGACATATGAGCGCAAATTCTAACCTGGCAATGGAGTATTCGATGGGCGTTGGCGGTGGCCGACTGGTGCAAGACACTTCTGCCTACACCGGCAACTTTGTTGCACTCACGTTCTTGGCACCCACCGTTATCTCCAGCATCTCTGGGGCGAACATTCTGGGCACGTTCTCAACCTTTACGTTCCCTGCTGGCGTCGTTATTCAGGTTCCTATAACCGGCTTCCAGCTTTCGAGCGGTGCGGTGTGGGCAACCAACGGAGTGATCCAATCTTAAAACTGTGACTCTCGCTCTCGGAACACGATTGACCTCGACCGGTGGCGGAAGCGTCATCCCGGTTGATCCGCCGATCATGCGCCGGGATCTTCTTCAGGAAGACGAGTTCTTCGTCTTACAAGAGGATGGCACTGGAAAGATCGTGTTGTCTTTTGGCACCTACGATCGAATGGCTACTGAGCAGGGCACAGATCTCATTTTAACCGAAGCATCCGACAAATTCATTCTAACCGTTTACTGATATGGCAGACACAAAGATTACAGCACTGACGGCGTTGACCGCCGCTGATCCGGCTAATGACGTTATCCCTATCGTTGATGTCAGCGATACCTCGATGGCGGCAAGTGGCACCACGAAGAAGATCAGCGTAAACAACATCCTCGGAGCATCCGGCACCGCCACCCTCGCCTCCGCCACCATCACCGGCGCGGCTACGGTGGGGACGACGCTGGGTGTGACGGGTGTTTCGACGTTGGCATCCGCTGTTGTTACCGGCGCACTGACGGTGGACACCGCGACGCTGGTGGTTGATCCGACGAATGATCGTGTTGGTATTGGGACGACTACGCCTGCTTACAAGTTGGAAGTGGTTGCGCCAGCAGGCAATAACATTGTCAGCACATTTAGATCAGGCGATGCAACTGCGGCAAACAATGCAGGAGGCGGTTTCCAATCAATCTCAAATGCAACGGCTGCCAGCCGAGTTGCTCGGGTTTGGCTTGATGCTGACGGAGCTGATTTAAGCAGCGGTGATTACTTTTTTATCCAAAAGAACGGCAACAGCGGAACGGTTGAATTTAACCAATCTTCCAACGCCGCGATGACGTTTCTGACCAACGCCACCGAACGAGCTAGGATCGATGCGACTGGCAGTTTGCTGGTGGGTGCAACAACATTATCAGCTAATGAGATACTGCGTGCAAATAGTATAAATGCAGCCCAATGGGCTGTCACAATGACAAGCGTTGACCGAGGATGGTTGAATCGCCAAAGCTCTGCTATCGGAGGAATTGCCGCATTTTTCGAGGTGGGTTCTAGTAGTACTAATGTTGGTTCGATTACAACGACTGCATCGGCAACCGCTTACGTCACCGTTTCCGACTATCGTTTGAAAGAAAATGTTCAACCGCTCGTTGGTGGTTTGGCTCGTATTTCCGCTCTTAAGCCGTCGATCTACAAGTGGAAGGTTGACGGTTCCGATGGCGAAGGATTCATCGCCCATGAATTGGCCGACATCGTTCCTGCCGCTGTCACTGGCAAAAAGGATGACGTAAACGCAGACGGAACAGTCAAAGCTCAGGGAGTCGATCTGTCTAAGGTCGTCCCCATCTTGGTTGCCGCAATCCAAGAACTCACCGCTGAAGTCAACGCTCTGAAGAACGCCTAATAATATGACCATCATCTGGATCATCGAACGCCTTCTCGTTAAGCCCACAGAAGGCTCACTCACCGATGTCGTGATTACCGCCGATTGGCGATGCAACGGCACTCAGGATCAATACAGCGGCACTTGCTACGGCTCATGCTCGTTTGCACCTCCGAGTGGTTCGTTCACGCCTTACGAAGACCTGACGCAGGAACAAGTGCTGGACTGGTGCTACGAGAACGGCGTGGACAAGACCGCCATCGAAGCGAACGTGACGCTCCAGATCCAGAATCAGATCAACCCGCCCGTGGTGGTGTTGCCGCTGCCGTGGGTGCCGCCCATCGTCGAGCAGAAGGTGCCAGTTTTGGTTGCGGAGCCGGCCATCGTTGTTGAGACTCCCGCCGCATGATCAAGATCGAACTCACTCAGGAGCAAACCAATAGCCTCCTGCAACTCATCGACATTGCCATCAAGGCCGGTGGCTACCAGAACGCCAAGGTGGGCGTTCCTTTGGCCGACATCATCCTCGCAGCCGCACAGCCTAAATCCGAGTAATGGAACCAACGAACAGCAGCACTAGCCCCGGCCTAAGCCTAGCCGCAGCAGCAGGGGCTACTGCTGTTTCGTTTATCCCAGCCCTCACCGACTGGGTAAGGCTTATCACCGCGCTAATTGGCTTAGTTTGCGCCATCTACGGTGCCTACCGACTCTTCCGCTACAAATGAAAAACACGAAAACAACTCTCGCCGGTATCGGTGCCATCCTCGTCGCTGTTGGTGGGGCTCTTAAAGCCCTGTTCGACGGTGACCCCAGCACTAATCTGGACATCACCACGACTATTGCAGCGGTGACCGCTGGCATCGGTTTGATCTGGGCTAAGGATGCCAAGGAAGTCGAAGCTCCGAAGCCGTGAACTGGGTCTACCAGATCCTTAAGGCTCTGCTCGACTGGTTCCGTGAAACACCACCCACCGATGTGCAACACAGCAAAGCACCTGATGATCTCAAGGACGATCTGGCTGGCCGTGTTGCCGATCTTCCTGGGTTGCCAGATGACCAAGGTGGTCCTCGTTCCAAGCGGTGATCCGGTGATGTTGGCCAAGCCGGTGAAGGCCAGCGTCTACGGATTCGATTCAAACAAGAAGCTGGTGGGGCCGTCCACCGTCACTCTGCCGGCTGGTTGGTACGTTTTACCGAAGAACTGATATGGCAACACCACTTACAGGAAGTAGCGTCGCATCGACTTACACTGGCCTACTTAAGATCACCGACAATTCCACCGTAAACGCATCGCTCAAAGCCATCAGCGACGGCAGCGGCAATGACTCCGCACTCCAGATCTCTAACGCCGCAGTCAATACGACCGGAGACTTCAGCGTAGCCACTAACAAGCTCACAGTAGCCTCTGCAAGCGGCAACACGGCTGTTGCGGGCACTCTTAATGTGACCGGGGCTACCAGCCTCTCAAGCCTTGCTACGAGCGGTGCAGCGACCATAGGCGGTGCGCTCAATGTCACCGGAGCTACTACGCTCACCGGCAACCTCACGGTCCCAGGAAACCTTGCAGTCACTGGAACCTCCACTCTAACCGGTGCCACCGCCGTCACAGGAACCCTCGGGGTCGCTGGAGCAAGCACCTTGGCAAGCGTTGGAGTCACTGGAGCCGCTACTGTCGGTACCACGTTGGGAGTCACCGGAGCCACTACGTTGGCCAGTGTTGGAGTCACGGGTGCTGCCACGGTTGGAACGACCCTCGGGGTAACCGGCAATGCCACACTGGCGGCAAACCTGACTGTTAACGGGGACACTACACTTGGAAGCGCACCGGCAGATCTTGTATCCATTCTTTCAGATCAGATCACAATTCCAAATATTCTCACTGCTTCAATTGATCTTGCAGCCGATAAGGTGCTGATCACCGATGCAAACGATTCCAGCAAAGTTAAGGTTGTTACTGCGAGTTCGTTGGGGATAAGTGCTACAACCGCTCCGCAAGTAAAACAGACACTGTACCAAGACTCCACCGCTGGAGCGAGTCCGTTCGTTGCCACAAGTGCTGGATCAGGAACCGAGATCACGGTACTTACCACTTCAATCACTCCAAGGTCTATAGGTTCAACGGTGTTGGTTTCTATAGCCGTAAATTACTCAGGAACAAATATCAATTACGGAGCATTCAGGATAACTCGCAATGGAACAGAGATTGGATCAAATAACATTGGGTCCAGTTTGTACGGTATTGCTCCTTTTACAGGAATTGGTCCTTACAGTTCCGAATTCTTCAATAGCCAGTTCATTCAGATTCTTGATTCACCCGCATCCGCATCCGCTGTTACTTACAAGATTCACTTGTACGCAACTGGAGCTACGTTCCCGTCAATGTGGGTTAACAAGACGTACCAAGATGTTCTAAGTGGAACAAACTCATCTTCCGCAGCCCGAGTCAGTTCCTCAATGATCTTGCAAGAATACTTCGCATGAAACCATCAGAAGCGGCTCAGGCGGCTTGCGATAAGCTGTCGTTCACAGACTCGGCCACCATCGCGTTGGCCAAGAAGTTCTGTATCCGCCGCTACTCGATGATCTGGGATTCGTGCCTGTGGAACGATACCCTCGGCGTGATCTCACATCCAGTCACCGCTGGAGATGAACTTGTCACGCTCTCGGACTACGTCACTTCCGCCTACGCTTCAGGTACCGGTTACAATACCTTCCTCGATTTCCCCGTAGCCATCCGCTTCACCGTCACCGGAGATACCGATGGTATTGAGATCCCCGCCGCGGAATGGGTCTCATTCTTCCAGCTCGATCCCAACACCTGGAACAACGTCGATAGCCGCAAGTCCACTCCTGGCAACTTCGTTAACTGGACTCGGCTCATTGGTGGAGCCTACGGAGAAGCCGGTGTTCCGCGCCTCAAGCTCGTTCCTACGCCCAATGCAGATGGCACCCTGTTCATCCTCGGTAAGAAACAGTCCCAGATGCGGCAGTTCGGTGAGGCTGTCACCATCTCCAACGATACCAACTTCGAGCTACGAGGCGTAGAGAACGCACTGATGGCCTACACTGAAGGCGATCTCCTCGAATACTCCCGTCAGTACGGCAAAGCCCAAGCCAAGTTCCAAGAGGGAGCCGCTCAAGTCTCCGTCATGAAGGACATGGAACGAGGCCAACAACAGCAGATTAGCCGCATCATTCCTGATAGCTTGTACGATTACACATTCCAAGACATCCTGTAGTCCGCCATGCCATTCCAATCCTCAGATGCTCTCGATGACCAGATGCTTCTGGATGGAAGCACTGGGTTTTCGACCGGCGTAATCTCAGCCACTCGTCCTGATGGCATCCCTGCGACCAGCATGGAATCGGCCATCAACATGGACTATGACGATTTCGGGAACATCGTCACCCGTCTCGGAACCGTTTCACTGGCAGGCAACAGCATCACGGCCAATTGGGAAGACATCATCACGAATTGGGAGTCAACGACTTCCAACTACGGAAGCAATCTCCCAATCAATGCCACGGTATTGTCCGGTTTCTACTTCGATACAGCCGCATCTGAACGCCTCGTCATCGCTGTTAATGACCTTAGCACCTCCACCAAGAGCCTTTACTACGGGTCACCCGGCGTTTCCTACAACCTGATTTCAGGATCAACGCTCAACGCTTCCGCTTCCTACGTCTATTTTGCTCAATTAAATGACAAATTGTTTTATTCGGACGGTTTAGGAACGCTTAAATACGTCTCCAGCGCGAACCTCGACAGCTCCACCACAGCCGGCAAGATCAGCCGCATCGACGTCATCAATCAGGGGTCGAACCTGTCATCAGTTCCCACGGTAACCATTGCCGCTCCTCCTAGCGGTGTAACGGCCACTGCAACCGCTGTTGTCGCCAACGATGGCAACCTTGTTTTCGTAACGATTACCAATCCCGGCAGTGGCTACACGACCGCTCCCTCCGTAAGCATTAGTGGCGGTGGTGGTTCCCACGCAGTAGCCTTTGTATCGCTCACGCCTCCTGCCAAGCCGATCTTTCTAACCACCCACACCAATCGGTTGTGGGCTGTTTCCGCGGATACCTCGATCCAGCCCGATACCCTCTACTTCTCGGATATCCTCGATGGCGAATCCTGGGATCCTCTCGGCTCCATCCGAATCGGTGGCGATGGAGATCCCATCAAGGGACTCTACTCTTGGTTCGGCTATCAACTCATCGTGTTCAAGGAACGCTCTATTTGGAGCGTAAATGCCGATCCTACGCAGGATGCTGCCGATTGGCCCATATCACTCATCAGCGGTAATATCGGCTGCTCATCGCACCGCTCAATCGCCGCGGTTGGTCCCGATGTATTCTTCTTCTCCCGCGACGGCATCCGCTCCCTCCAGCAAATCCAAGCCGGTACCCAGACCAGCGTAGGTCTCGCGCTCTCCAGCCCGATCAATGACCTCATCAGCAGGATCAACAAGACTAAGCTCGATCTCTGCGACGGTGTATTCTGGAACAACCGCTATCTATTGGCCGTTCCGTTCGTCACCGAGGAGCCAGCGATCGTTGGACTCGAAAGCGAGTACGCGCTACTGACCGAGAACAGCGTCGAGATTGCGCTCGAAGGCGCACTCAACGAGAACAACGCGGTCATCGTCTACCATTCACTGGCCCGCTCGTGGCTTGGATACTGGGACAACTGGATCGTCAACGACTTCATCCCAACCTCGTTTGGTACATTTGGACCCGTCCTCATGTTTGCCGGCGACATCGTCTCGGTGTCAGCGGGAGCAGGCCAGGTCTGGTCCTTCAACGATTACCTCCCGAACACCCGGCTTGATCCCGTCTCAAGCTCCGCATACACCGATGGCGGTGCGGATTATCAATCCACGGTGATCACCAAGGCTTACAACCTCAGCGAACCTATCCCCGACAAGATCGGGTACAGCGTTCAGTTCGCCTTCGATAATCCGTACACCACCGCAACCACGACCGCCGCAGTGTCGTTGGCCAAGGATATGTCGGACACGTTCGTAACTCTCGACTCCGCGCTGGCGATCACCTCAAGCCAGAAGTTCCTGAAGGCTTACAACCTCATCAGCCAAGGTCGCTGGAATACTTTGCAATTCAAGGTAACCGCAGACGCTGGTCGCTTGTCTCTGCAATCCACCATTCTCTCTGGCTTCGTAGACTCGGTGCGCCCTCAACAATGAACGCATTCCCAAGAGTACGACTGATACAAACGCTTGAGCAGGAAACCGAAGCTCTTCAAGCTGCACGGGCAAACAACGACTCGATCATTCATCCAACCCATGTGGTTGAAAGAAACGGCGAGATCATTGGCGCGTCATCTTTTGGAAGAATTCCAGTCTTGTTGCTTTGGAATCACACCGAAAAGGTTTCTGCCAGAGATAGCATGCACCTCAAACGAGTTTATGACTCTATAATGGAGACAAAAGGGTTTCCTAAGTATTTCATAGCTTGTAATGAGAATAGTCCATACAACTCATATATGAAGAGATTTGGCTATAAACCTATTTGGAAAACCGAGATTTTTGAAGGAGGAGTATGAATATAGATTTTAACACATCAAGGGTTCTAGCTCACAGCGTAATGCTGTTTGCTAAAGATGATTGGGCTAAAGATTACTCCTGCATTCCTTGGGGTCATCCGCAGATGTGCGGACCGAGTTACAAGCCACCGGACCTTGCTGCCTCCACTGCCGAAGCGATAAAAGCTCAGGCCGAGCAGTATCCTTTCATTCGTGCATTAGAACAGGCCGCTAGATCTGGCACTGAAATTAAATACGGTCCAGAAGGTAGCAAAAGAACATACGATTTTACGGGCATTGGTGATGTTGATATTACCAAGCAAACAGCTCTTGCTTTATCCAAGCTCGCAGATCCTTTAGCCAAGGAACAGCTTAAGGTATCTCAAGATTATGGAACTCAGTTTGCTCAACAAAGGCAAAACGAACTGCGGGCACTTGATCCTCAGCGTTACGGTCTTTACGAACAGTTCCTCAGCGATGTTAAGGGAGATGCCGCTGCCCCTGATACGCGGATAGATTCCCCCACCTACGAGAGGGTTGGAATGCCCGGTGCCCAACAAGATACCGGTGCCTCTCAATTGATCCGTAGCGAGCTTGAGCGTCAGATTCAGCAGGGTCTTTCTCAGGTTGGTACCTTAGATCCAAGCATGGAGCGACGGGTTCAGCAGGCCGCTCGCGCTCGTGGAAGTGCCACTGGAAACCTACTTGGAAATCCTTCGGCTCTTCGTGAGTCGCTCGCATTGCAAGATGCTCTTGGTAACGCCAACGCGCAACGCTGGCAGTCCGCTATGGGATTGCTTCAGAGCGGTCAGAGTACAAGCGATACCGCCAATCGGAACGCTCAGGAAGCCTTCCAGAACATCCTTGCGGCCACCGGTCAGCGAAACACCGCGGCGCAACAGAGCTTTGCCAGCCAGATGGGTTCTCAACAGCAGATGCAGGCTGGGCGTCAGCAGAACATTGCCAACGTCCAATCCGCTCTTGGACTCCAGCCGGTTTCATCTCAAGCTGCACAGCTAGGTGCGCTTCAACAGGGTGCTTCTCCGTTTACAACTCCTCAGCTAATTCAGGGTGCCCAGATGTCTAGCCCTGGAGACTTGATGAAGATGGGCAGCAATTTTGCGCTGACCAACGCTCAGAACCAATACCAGTCTGATCAAGCCAACTCCTTCATGAATCAGTTCCAAGGTTATGCCAGAGGAATTGGTAACCTTGGTTCATCCTACGCGGGCTTCGGGCTTGGCGGTTGCTACGTCGCTCGCGAGTGCATTCCCGATCAATGGGAAGCGTTCTACTTCTGGAAGGAACTCGTTGGACCGAAGTGGTTCAAGAGCTTCTACGACAGCAATGCCGAGAAGTTTGCGAAGTGGCTCAAGGACAAGCCGAAGGTCAAGAAGCTTGTGGCCAACTGGATGGTAGCTCGGATCAACAGCATAATCCCAAAAAACTGATATATGGCTGATGCAATCGACAATCTGGTTCAAGACATCAATCAGAACAATACTCCTGTAGATGAGTTCCCGGGATATCCCGGTTACCAACTCGGACAAGAGGTTCCTGGAATGGCGGGCGTTAGGATTGGCGATCTGTTTTACGGTTTAGATCCGTATGGCCAAGAAGCTCCATACAACTGGAGGACTGGGGGTTTTGAATTTCAAGCTGCTCCTCAAGATTTAAGCAACCCATCAACCTTAGCGACTGGTGGAGAGATCGATTACAACATTCCAGATGATCCCACTATACGAACCAACATTGGGAATACGGATGAGAAGGATGCGTTTGTAAGAACAGGAATTGGGACCACGTTGGATCCGAAGACTGAAGACTTCTATGGAGTTAAAGGTCTTGTTTCACCTGGGGATCTTGGTGGCACAATCGGAGTGGTTGACGCAAACCCTTCTGACTTTGCTGGCCAAACACCTTCGTCGCTTCCTGAAGAATTTATTACTCGCGGAGAAACAGTTAAAATCCCGGGAAGAGGGCTTCCTGATTATATACCCATTGGACAAATGGAGAATGGGGATGTTCTCTATGCAGATAGGAACAATCTTAGGGATACGATCATACGCCCAAGTGCATATTCAATATCTCAAGAGGATGTGGATAAAGGAATCGTACCTCAAAAGTTTAATTTCGGAACCAATACTGAGCTTGCTCCTTCTCAGAAAACACCAACCTCTGTAGGTGCGGTTGAACCGACAACTGCTAGCGTGGGTGGGTTTGATAACACTGGAGGGAATGTAACGGTTGGTCCTGGTGGTGCTAAGGATATAACTCCTGATTGGAAAGAAGAGGCTAAACAAAATCAAAAGCCGGGTGATGAGTTTGCGGATTCGCCTTACAAAATATTTGATCCAACAGGCAAAAATGACAAGTTAGCCCCTTACACCAGTCCAAGCGGAGAGGTGTTTCCTACTGATCAAAATGGCTATAAATGGAATTATCAAACACAACAATTTGATTGTGTAGGAGGCAAGTGTTCAGAAAAGGAACCAGTCAAAGACACCGAAACCCCTCCTGGAAAAGATACTGGAACCCCTGCTGCTCCTCCTTCGGGCGGAGGGCAACCTAGTGGCGGTGGTCAGCCCGGTGGTGGTCAACCCCCTACAGGACCAACGCGCCCATATACCGGAACCCCCTACGTCCCAACTGGAATTACCCCGCTCGTAAGGCGCGAAACCGTCATCCCCACCAAGGGAACCAAGGAAGTCCCGCTTCCCGATCGTCAGGCTGATCCTTTCGCCAAGCTCTACGCTGACTTGCTGGCCAACGCACAACAACAGAAGGACCAGTACAGGTACATCAACTACGATCCCGATCAGATCATGAATGCCGCCATGAGCGGGTTCAGGAGACGGGGTGCTATGCGTTCGTTGCAGGGTTACTAAATAATATCTTATGGCTACCAGAGAAGAAACCGACAAGATTCGAGAATTGCTCCGACAGCAGTCCGAGCAGCGCATCAACCCCTTCATGAAGGGTCTCTCCATGCTTACCGGTGGCATTGCCGGCGAGTTCACGGGTACCAACGAGGATATCCGCAATCGGAACTATGCGAAGCGGGCGTTGATGCAGGAGAATTTAAATGCTTTAGAAGAAGAGCGAGTGCTTTCAAGAACAGAAGCTGCAAGAGTTCAAGCACTTAAAGATCGTATTGCCGAAAACGCAGCCCAAGCCGAAGCGCGTCTTATTGAGGAAACCCGCAAAGCGCGAGGAACTGAGATGGCTCTCAAGGGCGAAGACATGGTTGGCCCACTTGATCCAGCAACAATGGCTGGAATGGCTGCTACAAAGGCGGCTCAAGCAAGAGTTAATGCTGAACGCATGAACGCTCTTAAAGGAAAAGAAACAGAGATGCGCGGTTATCTGGCTGGTCGAGGGGTTAAACTTGGGGATCCAGATGTTGAGACAACTGAGTTTATATATTCCCAAGAGAAATCAAAAGAAGCTCTTAAGAAAGAGCAGGATACAAAAATGCAACTTATGACTCCAAGCGGGTCTGTTGTATATGGAAGTTACGATCAACTGGCTGAAAAATATCCTTCTTTGATTCAAAACATAACTGTTTCAAAACCAAAAGAACAAAAGCCTTTGGATGCTAGTTTTTCAGAATCAGGAGGTGATTATCAATTTAGGTTTGGACCAGGAGTTACGCCTGCTGAAGCCGCTAAATATAAAAATGATGTTTATAAAGAATTCGGTGTCCAACCCGATTCTGATCTTAGCGGAAAAGGCGGCACTTCAACCGCAAAACCTCTTCCTAAAGGCCCTGCTGCAACCCCTGAAGAACCAATGGTAGGAAGAGGAAGTGGAAAATCCAGAGCAGGAGCTGCTGCTGTGATTGCAAACGAGGTTGCTGCTCAACCCGATATGTACGGACCACCAACTCCTGGTGAACAGTTCCGTCAAACCGGAAGGCGTCTCGGGGCATTGGAAAGTAGAGGCGGAGCTTCTACTTATGGTGCCCAAGAAACGCTCACAAATCCGTTTTATGAAGCGGTGGCGTCAGAACTTGGAACCCAGCCTGAACGAGTTGGTGGCGAAAGCATTATTGTAAAATCAGCAAAAGCCGCTATTGCCAGCCAATTCCCAACTGAACAGTGGAACAATCTTCCTCAAGAGAGGAAAAATAAAATCTACATTGATGCACTGAATAAGTCAGCCATGCAGATGGCCAACCCTTCTGGTGCTAAATCTCCGTTTGCTGTTGGGTACGCTGAATCTCCGTTCGCTCCTTATTCCGTTAAAAGGGATTAAGACGTAATACTATGACAAAAAATCAGCGTGATTGGTTGATCAAAAACAACCTTGATCCAGAGATCTATGACATAGATGCGGAGGGGAACGTCTCTGAAAACCCAATCATGGGTAAGCTCGAAGCTGGAGCCAGATCGGCTGCTGTCAGCGTTGCTCCTTCTCTTACAGCTATTCCCGCTTCGATGGCGGGTCTTGAGGGTGGAGCATTGATTGGCGCACCGTTTGGTCCTCTTGGAATACTTGTAGGTGGTGCTGTAGGAGCGTTGGGTGCCGGTGGTGCGGCTGCTTACGGTACCAGTAAAGCTCAGGAAGCACTGCTTGAGAGGTACTCGCCAGAGACGCTTCAGAAACTGTCTCAAGCTCAGGAAGAGCAGCCTGTATCTTCTTACGTTGGCGGATTCCTTCCCACCGCGCTAACCGCTCGTCCATCGCTGAAGGGACTTAGCGAACTTGGTAGGCCACTGACTCGTCAGACTACGCTTCGTGAGGCTCTCACCAAGCCGGCGTTTGTTGAGCCTGCTATGAACGTAACGGCCAACGTCGCACAATCCACTGGTCAGCAGATTGCTGATGTAGCTCAAGGAGGAGAGTTCTCTGGAGAACGACTCGCAGCGGACGTTGCGCTTGGTACTCTCTTCAATCGCCCCACTAGGTTGGGCCGCAAGCTTGGCATGTCGGAAGGACCGCAAGAAGGGCCGGTTCAGAAGCTGGATCTGGAAGAATCTAGAGTCCGCGCTGGACGAGAAAAAGCTGAAGTTGAAAAGACTGTCGCCGAGATGGATGTCGAGGCTGAAAGGTTTCGCGCTCTTATTGAGCAACCTCCAGCCCCAGAACGAGTAGTCGAAGAAAATCGTCCGATCAACGCAGATAAAATCGCCAAGCAGTACGAGAACTGGTGGAAGTCAAAGACTGAACCTACCGAGACGCTTATTAAGGAAGCTGCAAACAGTGTCAAAGTTAAGATTCCCAAGGAACGCATTCAGGAGTTGGCCAATGATCCCGATGTTGTTCGCGTCATCAAAGACCCAACCACGCTTCCTGAGTTTATTTCAAGGCAGTATCAGGAAGGGCTTGAGGATTCATACGAACAAGTAGTTCAGCAGCAGCAAGCCGCTAAACGCGCAATCATGTCCGAAGAGCGGTCACGAAAAGCGCAAGAAAAACAGGTCCAAACTATTACTGAGAGTCAGTTCAAAACTGAAAAATCCGCTGTAAAGACGGCTCAAGAAATCTACGATAGTCTGTACTATCGTCTCCAACCCCAGGGTGAAGGAGCGAAGATTACTCAATCTGACATCGATGCAGCCGCTCAGATCGCCGCTCGGCGCAATCTGACCATCGAGCTTGATCGTCCGTTCACGGGATCAACCGAGATTCGCGGCATGTACCTGTCCGATCCAGAGACAGGTAATCGAATCGTGCGGGTAAATCCGCTCATGGCCACTCGTGATACTGCCATTCATGAGATTGGGCACGATGTGTTCCAGGGTGTCACAAACCCGTCGATGCGGAAATCGCTGCTTGAGTCAGCTCAAGATAGCCCAGCCTACAAGAGCGAACTTCTGGCCCGCAATGCTGAGGTTCAGGAAGGCAAGCTCACACCTAAGCAAGCTCAGGAGATTGCTCTCGAAGAGGGACTCATTCAGGCGTTTGGCGAGCAGATTCCAAACATCCAGCGTAGTGAGATCCGGTCTTGGTTCAACGCCTTCAAGGCTTCCACCAAGCAGTTGATAACTGGAAAAGTGTCGCCCGAAGACGCTATTGCGTGGATGCACTACGCGACCACCGAGTCCGTTCCTTGGAAGGGAGTGACTGCTCCGAAGGCCACCGAGCAGCGGACGCAGAGGGGCGACCAACCTCAAACTATTTCAGAACGCAGAGCTTCTGCTTTTGGAAAATTCAAGGAGTCAGTTCCAGGGTCTCAAGCAGAGATGATGGAGAGTGGGCGAATCTTTTCTCCAGATGTCAGGGCGCAACTTGAAGCTCTTCAAGCTGGTGGAACACTCGACAGGGAAGCGTTGCAGGCTGCAATCAACCGGGATATCCCGGTTAGGAAAGTTCCCGAGTTTTCATCTCAAGCACTTCCAAACTTCCAAACAATTAGAGACTCGCTCAGTGATCCAAGGAAAAAAGCCAATGTCGGAAAGCTGAGTGAAATACCCACTGGATCTGAGATGACACTCAGGCAGGACGTTCCTGCTATGACTGATTTTGGTATCGGCGTTGTAACTGGAACCAGCGGAGACAAAACCACATACGAGCCTTTCATTCGTGTTAGGAACATCAAAATGGTTCCCACGAAAGGAATGGAAACTCAGTCACTTAAGATAGGTGCTGGTGCCGCAAAGAATCCGGCAATTGTCGCAAAGGGAACAAAACATGAATCGCAAACAATCCCAAGCGACATAAACACTTGGACGCAAGTTGGCTTTAATCCTGACAGACATTCGTACTTTTATGATAGATCCGATGGTGTGACTCCTGTTGTCGGTGGAGATGAAGCTGTTCAAATCGGAAATACCGTTTTTGTCAAAAACGCACAAAGAGGAGATCCAACCAGTTTCCGCTTCCAACGTCCCGAGGAGAAGACCCGCAAGTTCGCGGGGCGTGTTGCCGAGGCTGAATCAGTACCTGAAGAAGTGCGACAGACAGTGAGGCAGTCTCCTGAATCGCAATACGAGCAGCAGAATGTGAACGAAGTAAGGGATCGCGCATCGTCCATGTCGATGACTCAGCTCGCTGCTGATATGGCGGATACGGGATCCAACACCAGGGTCGCTTCTGGTATGGAAACCTACAGTCGCCAAATCAATTCAGGCGATATGGCCAGTGCCAGTAATACCGTGTTGTCTCTTGCAAAGAGCGGTACCACTTGGGGTCAGCTCATCAATCAGTTCAAGATTCTGAACTCCTCGACCCCAGAGGGGTTGGTTCGACTGGTTCAACTTTCGCTTGCAAACAAGAAGCGATCACCTCTGACCCAGCAACAGGCGGGTATCCTGATGGATGGTGCGAACAGATTGAAGTTGGCCAACGATGAAGTCCTCGCAGCCGGTCGAGTCGCTCGTGACGCCTTCGCTGCCAACGACGTCGCTGCAATAAACCAGAGCATCAAGCAACTGGACTTGGCCGATGCGAAACGATCAGAGATCGATGTCATCCTTAACGAATCGATTGCCAGAATTAATCCAGCCGATGCCGCTGACCTCTTCATCTCGATGGTCCAAGGGTCCGTGATGGGTCCGATATCTATCGTCCGAAATGTTGTTGGCAACGCCATCAACTACCCGTTGCGTGAGCTTGGTGATGCCGGGGCTGCACTCATCGATGCGACGTTCTCCAAGGACAAGAACAACTCCTTCAACATCCGCGCTCGTACCATTGATCGAATCGATGCAATCGGACGATCTCTGCCCTCAGTTGCAAAAACCCTGCTCAAGGGTTCTAACGCAATGCCGTATGAGCTTGGAACCGACAGCGGAAACCCGCTGAACTTCCAACGTGCATGGCGGAGAATATCGGAAGACTTGGCTGCTGGTAAAATTGGATCCGCGTTGTCTCCCCGTAACCTCACCGAGGCGACGATAGGCATCCTGCCCGACATCATGCTGCGTCTGACTCAGGCCACAGACATCCCGTTCCGACAGGCTGAACGCGCCCGCATTATCAGCGAGATCGGTCGCACCAAAGGTTTATCTGAAGCTCAACTCAAGATCGCCGTGCGTGATCCGAAGCTTGCGTTCGTGACAGATGTGGAATCCCAACGCGGTCGCCGTGGATTCACCGAGGACGATCTTGCGACGATCGAAACCGAATCTCTGAAGTCCATCTTTCAGCAGGACAACAAGGCGACCAAGGCGGTGTCTGGAATAAATCGGTTCATCAAAAACGAACTTGGATCTACAGGCTACATTCCGTACCGCCTGATCTCGTTGTTCCAAAAGACTCCCATCAATGTGGCCGCAGAGGCCCTTCAGTTCACTCCTGCCGGTGCGTTGCAGGATTGGAGCAAGATGACGCCCCGTGAGCGCAATATCGCGGCATCTCGAATCGCTGTCGGAGCAATGGTTACGACAGCTTTCGGTTATCTCTACCACAAGGGTGTGATCACCCCGAACCTTGATACCGCCGGCGAAACCAACAAGGCTCGTGAGTTGGCCAAAGCTGGTGGTGTCATGCCTCCAGGCACGATCAACCTGTCAGCGGTCAAACGGCTAGTTGGTGGGGGTAAAACAGAGTTTCAAGGGGGAGACACTGTCGTCGATCTCTCTTCGCTAGGAACCGCTGGCGCATTAGGAATCATGGCCGGCACAGCTCTTCGCCAATCGGAGCGTGGACGCACCAACGAGGATCTGTTGACCTCAGTGTTCAAGGGGGTTCCCACCTCCGGTCTGAACTTCGTGATGGAGCAGCAGTTCCTCAAGGGAACCAGCGACTTCATCAAGCTCCTATCGCAGGAATCGAGCAACTCGATGGATCGTTGGCTCAAGAATTTGGCGGTAACCGCTGCAACGCCCATAGCTCCAGCCATCCTCGGTGCCGTCCGACGCGCTGAACGTGACAAGCTGCCGGCTATGGGAGGTCAGAGCTTCATCAAGGACACGGTGGATGAACTCAATCAGCGATACGCCGCCCTAGGATTGGCCATCCCTGGCGTAAAGGATCCGAATGCCATGCCGGTGCGCCGGGATTTGTGGGGTTCTGCTGTGGAGCAGACTCCGAAGGGTAGCAATCCTTGGGTGTACCAGTTCTTCAATGCCTGGAAAGCTCGTGACATCGATGCGGATCCGCTCAACACCTCGATCTACTCGATCTGGCGAAGGACTGCGGACAACACCGCAATACCTTCGGTGCCAAGCCCCAGCTTGACCTGGAAACAGAAGACCTACGATCGGATGTCTCCAGAGCAGTACGATCGGTACACCGAACTCGTAGGGAATTACCGCAGATTGCGGGCAGAACAGGAGTTTATGAAACCCCGCTTCCAGCAGGGTGGAGATGAGCGAAAACTCAAGCTCCTGCAACGCGCCTACGATGATGGCCTGCTTATCGCCAAGAAGCAGTTCGTTCGAGAACTCGTGCAATCCGGCCAAACCCTCACGCCAATCGCCGCTCGCCGCGGGTTCCAACAACCCTCCGAGTAAACTTTCCGCAAGAAATCTCTCGACAGTTTGCAACACGCTGCTACTTTGGCTTGCGTGAGCGTAAAACTTCTAACCGTCCAAGAGATCGCTTCGGCTCTCGGGACTCATCCCGAGACGGTGCGACGGTGGATCCGGTCAGGAAAGCTTCCGGCTATGAAAGCCACGAAGCGCACCATCCGTGTCCGCTCCGATGTAATCGAGGAACTCCTCCGACAAAACCCACAATGAACAACTCAATCGCAACGACAACGCAACCCTCCGAATCCTCGGAGATGTACAGCAAGATCCAAGACCCCATCTCAGCCATCGAGAAGATGGGCGAGTGGATCGCATCCAGCGGAATGCTGGGATGCACCAAGGTCGAACAAGGCAAACTCATCGCGTGGCAGTGCGCCGCCGAGAAGAAGACCCCGTTCGATTTCAAGCGCGAGTACCACATCATCAATGGTTCTCTCTCCATGCGCTCCGATGCCATGCTTGCCGGTTACCGTGCCCGCGGCGGTAAGATCCTCTGGAAGCAGTTCGACTCCCGCGCCGCCATCGCCCTCTGGACCTACGACGGCAATGCATGCGAGATCTCATTCACCACCGAGGACGCTAAGATGGCCGGTCTATTACCCGCCAAGCCGGGTTCTGGGTGGGCCAAGGATCCCGCCGCAATGCTCCGCGCTCGGTGTATCTCCAAAGCGGTTCGCATGCTCGCTCCTGAGGTTGTGGCCGGCATCTACACGCCAGAGGAGACCGAGGACTTCCAACCCTCCATCACCGAGGTCGCAGCGGTTCCCACTAAGTCATTCGACATCACCGCCAAGCTCGAAGCCCTGTTCGAGGATCGCGAGGACGAGGTGAACGCTCTCCTGCTCAAGGCCGGTCGCATTCAGGATGGTCAGACATTCCGCGATCTCCCCGATGCCGTCGCTTCCAAGTACATCGCCAAGCCGGATCTCATCCTGTCCAAGCTGGCCGTGATCGTCACCCCCGAGATCGCCACCACGGAGGTTTCCAATGGTTGATATCATGCACGACATGCCCGCCGCGGATTACCACGAGGCGAAGGCACTCTCGAAGTCTGGTCTCGACCAGTTCCGTAAGTCGCCCGCTCACTTCCGCGCTTGGCAGGATGGCAAGACCCGCAACGAATCAAGCCCCGCGCTGGAGTTCGGTACCGCCGCTCATTGCGCTGTCCTAGAGCCGGAACGCTTCATCCTGACCTACCGCCTCTTCACCGGAGATCGCCGCACCAAGCAAGGTAAGGAAGACCACCAGCTCATCATCGACAACGGATTCATTCCGCTGCCGCCAGATCAGTGGAACAACCTCACCGGACTCGCTGCTGCCGTACACGCTCATCCCGCTGCTGCTGGCCTACTGGATGGCATCAAGACCGAGGTATCGTACTTCGCCGAGTGGGGTGGAATTGAAGTCAAAGCCCGCATCGATGGTATCGGGAAGGACTTCATCATCGACCTCAAGACCACCCAAGATGCGTCGCCCTCGGCGTTCGCTAAGTCTTGCGCTCAGTTCCGCTACTTTGTCCAAGCCGCTTGGTACATGCGGATCACCGGCATCAATCGCTTCATCTTCATCGCAGCCGAGAAGGAAGCACCCTTCGGGGTCTGCTGCTATGAGCTTGATCAGCAGGCCATTGATCTCGGAGTCTCGATCATCGAGGAGCAACTCCGCACGTTCGTCGAATGCCAGGAACTAAACTCTTGGCCCTGTTACCCATCCACCACACAAACACTTTCGCTGCCCGCGTGGGCCGCTCGTCAGTCCGAATAAACAAACACAACAAACGCATACCAAAATGACATTCAAAGTTGATCGCGCATCCGCAGAAGTTAAGCCGTTCGCCGGCCCCGGCGAATACACCGTCACCGTCAATTCCTGCAAGGACGACGGACTCGACAAGAACGGCAACGCCGTCGCAACCCTCCGCTACAAGGGGCCATCCGGTGAGATCATCAGCGACCGGTTCGTTCTTAAAGACACCATGATGTGGCGGCTCCAGGCACTCATCAGTGCTACCGAAGCCAACATCGCAGATGGAGACGAGTTCGATTTTAGCGTCAGCGGGGCTTTCCTCCGGTTCCTTCAGGGATTCGTAGGTTTGTCCCTCGTGATCGTGATCGAGGAGGAACGGTACACCGACAAGTTCGGGGCGGAACAGACGGCCTTCCGAGTTCGTCGCATGAAGAAGGTGCCGGTGGATCTCGACGCCATCTGATATCAAAACGAAAGCCCCCGGGAGGTGCAGCTCCCGGGGGTAAACGAGTCCCAAACAAACATAGTCGCAACGAACGCTATGCAGACCAAAGATCATCCTATAATTGAAACGGCGCAAGCATTTCTGCTGCGTCCCTACCAGCAACGAGCAGTCGAGTGGGCCACATCTGGTGCTGATGGACTCATCATCGCGCCAGCCGGTAGCGGCAAGACCCTCATCGCTTCCTCCATCATCAAGCACTTTGCTCGATGGCCCGAGTGGACCTTTGGATGGCTGGCTCCTACCCGGGAGACCTGTCAGCAGGCGATCGCTTCGCTTGTCGCAGTAGGAGTCGATACTTCACGGGTCGAGGTTCGTTGCCCCCATGAATCCGTAGATTTCTCCCGTAAGAACCTCATCATCGTCGATGAGGCCAAGCATGCGCCGGCGACCACTTGGAACAAGATCATCCAATCGTGCAAAGGACTCCGCTTCGGATTTGACGCCACCCCCTGGTCCGATGATCCCGAGCGCAACGAGATCCTTCGTAAGATATTCCGCGATACCCAGTTCGAGATCCGCCGTGATGAACTGGCCGGTGTACTGGCTCATGCCACCGTGTACATGAGTACTGCTACTGACCTGCATCTCCAGCAGAAGATCGATGACCAAATCGAGAGGTTGTTTGCCGATCGCAAGAGGTACATGCAGGTCAGCCAGCCTATCCTTCGGGCCATGTGCGCTTGGGAAGCACTCACCGAGATCGGTATATGCGGGAACAAGACACGCAACGCTACTGCCATCATGTTGGCCAACTGCCACTCTACAACTGGACCCACCCTGGTGCTGGTTCCCCGGGTAAGTCTTGGCGAGTTCTACGTCAGCAAGATCGAAGGATCGATACTGGTTCACTCCAAGATGCCCAAGAAGGCTCGACGGGAAGCGATGAAGGAGTTCCTCAATGGTAACATCCCAACTATGATCGCCACATCGCTGGCCGATGAGGGGCTTGACCTTCCTAACGTCGAGACACTGATTATGGTATCTGGAGGGCGGAGCGCACAGAAAACCATCCAGCGGGCCAGCCGTGCGCTGCGGCGGGCACCAGGTAAGGACACTGCACTTATCCACGACTTCAAGGATACCTTCCATCCTCTGGCTCTGGCTCACTCCAAGAAACGGGTCAAATGCTACAAGGAACTCGGATGCTCGATCCCATGAGCACTGCACTGACTATCATGGGGATGGCGATACTGCTGCCATTCTGCGTGATCGCCGGTATCTATGTCGGCCACTCTCTCACTATTCGGTCACAACAAACTAATGAAAACAAACCAAACAATAGTCGCCTGTGATCCAGGCGTTAACGGTGGATTTGCAGTCCACACCAAGGACGGGATACTCCTGTTCGCAATGCCCGAGTCGCTGCCCGATATGGCGCAACTCCTCAGCGG